GTCCCCATCCGCACCGTCTCCGCGCTGAATGCCCGCGAGCATTGGCGCGCGCGATCCGACCGCGTGAAGAAGGAGCGCGAGGCCGTCGCATGGATGCTCAAGAACCAGACCCGGCCGGCGATCCCCTGCACGGTCAGGCTCACCCGCCACGCCCCGTCCAACGGGCTCGACTCCGACAACCTGGCCGGATCTCTCAAGGGAGTCCGAGACGAGATCGCGAAATGGCTCGGGGTGGACGACAAGGACAGCGCCCGGGTGCGCTACGTGTACGCACAGACCCGTGCACCTTGGGGCGTTGGCATCGAGTTCCTGCCGCCCGCCAGGAGCGTGACCTTTGACGAACTGCTGGAGGCCTTCTGATGCTGCAGCTCGCGCTCGCATTCTTCGGCCTCATGGCGATGTTCATGGCGATGGGGAACAACCCGACCGCACGCCGCTGGGCGCCGATCGTCGGGCTGTGCGGTCAGCCGTTCTGGATCGCATTCGCCATCGGTGCGCAAGCGTGGGGGCTGCTGCTGCTGTCGATCGCGTACTCGGCTGTCTACGCCCGCGGGGCATTCGTTCAATGGAGGGGGCTCAAGTGATGCGAAACGACTCGGACGCCATCCTCGACGACATCCTCATCCGCTGGCATCAGTGGCAGGGCGGGGCAAAGGTCGGGCGGGGATTCAACAACCGCGCACTCGTCTGCGGCGACTTCCGAGTCAGCCGCCAGCATGACGATTTGAATGGCGCCCTGGACGACGACCTCGAAAACACCGTCATGCGCCAGGTCGACTTCGAAGTCTCCGAAATGCGCGACCCCTTCAAGGCGGCGATCTATTGCCTCGCGCGCGCGCTGGTCGTCGGCGCTCAGGTGTTCACCAGCCCGCGGCTTCCGGCGGACAAAGCCGAGCGTGATGCGATCGTGCGACAGGCGAGGGGACTGCTCGTCGGACGTCTCTTGAGTGCGGGGGTGATGTGAAGACCATCACCGCCACCCCTCAGATGCGTTACCGCCAGCACAAGGCCAACGCCAAGCGCCGAGGAATCGAGTTCGACATGTCGTTCGACGAATGGTGGGCGCTGTGGCGTCCGCACTTCGAGAACAGAGGCAGAGAGTCGGGGCAGGTGCAGATGTGCCGCACAGCAGACGATGGCGCCTATCGGCCGGGCAACGTGAGGATCGATTCCGTCGAGAGCAACCAAGCCGAGCGGCGCACGACGATGATTCGGCGGGCGAATGAGCGAGATTGGACGATCGAGGGCGAAGATAGGAGCGAACTTCGCGATTGGCTTTTCAAGCGCAGGGATGGATTCCACAACCCGCTGCGTCAAATGTTGATCGAAGAAGAGACAGAGGCTCTTGACGGCGGCTGATTTTTCAGACATCCTGCGCCTCGCGTGGACAAGTGCGTCCACAAGAAACCCGCTGATGGCGAAAGCCGCGGCGGGTTTTTCTTTGTCCGCGCCCGAGACGAAGGCACTTTTTTCACTTCGGACATGGAAGTGACCCGGTGCTCGTGGCGCGACAACCTTCCCCGCGCCCATTCGCCATTCAGCACGTCAGTGCGCAGGCATCAGGGCGTAGCCAGCGGCAGGTGCAAACCCAACAGCCGCAGTCAGCGCGTGGTGACAAGCCGGCCCGTTCTCCTGCGGGCAGTGGCGGCGTGAGCTGACAACACCGACTCCGGGCGGTTCCCGGTGAATCAGCGGCGCAAACCGCTCCACTCGCCGGGGAGCAGCAATGGTCAAGAATCAAAAAGAATCAAAGAAATCAAACGCGCGCGGCGGTTCTCGTCCGGGCGCGGGGCGTCCGAAAGGCGCGCTGGACAAGGGCAATGCGGCGATCCGCGAAATGATCGTCCAGTCGCTCGATGAGGTCGGCGGCGTTGCGTATCTCGTCGATGTGGCGCGCAGTCATCCAGGCCCGTTCTTGAGCCTGATCGGCAAGGTTCTCCCGTTGCAGGTAACCGGCGAAGGTGGCGGTCCGATAGAGCATGACCACACTCACCGACTACCTGAGCCGCTTGAACGCGCTCTTGCAGAGCTTGCCGGCGCCGCACAAGCGGGCGGCACTTCGAAGGCTCTGCCGAACTGACCTGTTCTACCTGCTGCGCTTCGGCCTTCGTCGGCCGGATGTGGAGAAGCAGTGGCTATTCGACCGGTGCCGAGAGGTGCAGGCGCAGCCGAATGAAATGCTCGACCTGTGGAGCCGCGAGCACTACAAGTCCACGGTCATCACGTTCGCGAAGACGATTCAGGACATCCTCGCCACGCACGGCGACGACCCGCTGACTGATCGCGAGCTGTGCTTCGGGATCTTCAGCCACACGCGGCCGAACGCGAAGGGCTTCCTGCGGCAGATCAAGTACGAGTTCGAGGCGAACGAGTTCCTGCGCGCGCTGTTCCCTGATGTGCTGTGGGAGAACCCGCAGAAGGAAGCGCCGAAGTGGTCGGAGGACGACGGGATCATCGTCAAGCGGCGATCGAACCCGAAGGAGGCCACGATCGAAGCCTGGGGGCTGGTCGATGGTCAGCCAACCGGCAAGCACTTCCCGGCGCTGGTCTATGACGACATCGTCACCCGCGAGAGCGTGACGACGCCGGACATGATCGAGAAGACGACCGCGGCGCTGGAGCTCTCCTACAACCTGGGCGCCGATGGCGGGTTTCGGCGCTTCATCGGCACGCGGTATCACTTCTCCGACACCTACAAGACGGTGATGGAGCGTGGCACCGCGAAGCCGCGCATTCGGCTCGCGACGGAAGACGGAACGCTCGACGGCGATCTGGCGATCTGGACGCGCGAGAAGCTGCGCGAGAAGCGCCGCGACATGGGCCCCTACACGTTCGCGTGCCAGATCATGCAGAACCCGAAGGCAGACGAAGCGCAAGGCTTCCGCGAAGGCTGGCTGAAGTTCTACGACCAGGCCAACGCCGCGAACATGAACAAGTACCTGTTGGTCGATGCGGCCAACGGGAAGCGCAAGCACAACGACTACACGGCGATGTGGGTCGTGGGGCTCGGGCCGGATCAGAACTACTACCTCCTGGACATCGTCCGGGATCGCCTGAACCTGACGCAGCGCGTGGCGAAGGTGATGGAGCTCCACCGCAAGTGGAAGCCCCGCGACGTTCGCTACGAGCAGTACGGCCTGATGGCCGACGTGCAGCACATCAAGCAAGTCCAGGCGGCAGAGACGTACCGCTTCGAGATCACCGAAGTGGGCGGCTCGACGCCGAAGGAAGACCGCATCAAGCGGCTGGTGCCGTTGTTCGAAGGTGGCCGCGTGTGGCTGCCTCGGACGCTGCATTACACCGACTACGAGGGCGTGACGAGGGATCTGGTGAACGTGTTCGTCGAGCAGGAATACAAGGCGTTTCCTGTGCCGATGCACGACGACCTGTTGGACTCTCTCGCCCGCATCGAAGAACCCGGCCATGCACTCGTGTGGCCCAAGGAAAGGCAGCAGCAAGTGACGAAACCGCAGAGTCTCGGCATGGCCGGTGGCTGGATGGGCTGATGAAGTTCGGCACCCGGCAGTTCGGCGCGGCATCGTGCTCGATCAGGGCATCGGTGCAGGTGCCGAAGGACATGCGCGCCACCGTCGTGGAAGTCTCGTCCCTGTGGTGCCCGCCCGAGCAGCGCGGCCAGCGCTTCGCCACGAAGCTCATGCACGAGATCTGCGACGAGGCCGACAAGGAATCGAAAGTCCTGCTCCTTCATGTGCACCCCTACGGCGAAGAGCCGTCGCTCGACTCGACAGAGCTTGCCGATTGGTACGCGCGCCGCTTCGGCTTCATGCCGATTCAGCCTCGTCCGCTGCTGATGGCTCGCATGGTGGGCGCCACGCCGCGCACGCTGCATCCGCTGGCCGCTGCCGCCGCTGAAGTCACCGGAGCCGGCGCATGAGCCTGAATCGCGAGGCAGCCGATCCGAAGGCCGACAAGCCGGCGAAGAAGAGTGACGACACGGCGCTGATCGCCGAAATGGTGAAGTACGTCAACCAGTCGCGCGATGCGGACTCGGACGACCGCACCGCGGCGCTGGACGACCTGCAATTCCTCGTGGGCAAGCAGTGGCCCGACCAGATCGCGGCGCAACGCCAGCAGGACGGGCGCCCGTGTCTCACGATCAACAAGCTGCCGACCTTCCTGCATCAGGTCACGAACGACCAGCGGCAGAACACGCCGTCGCTCAAGGTGCACCCGGTCGACGATGGCGCGGACGAGGAAACGGCAGAGGTCATCCAGGGTATGACGCGGCACATCGAGTACGCCTCGAACGCCGATGTGGCCTACGACACCGCCGTCAACGGTGCGGCCTCGTGCGGACGCGGCTTCTGGCGCCTCGTCACGAAGTACTGCAGCGACGAGTCGTTCTATCAAGAGATCGCCTTCGAGCGCATCCGCAACGCCTTCACGGTGTTCTTCGATCCCAATTCGAAGGAGCCGGACGGCAGCGATCAGATGCGCTGCGCGATCGTGCTGGATGTCCCGCGCTGGATGTTCAAGAGCGAGTTCCCGAACGCGGACGTGTCGCCGTTCGTGGATCCGGAACTCTCGCAGCAGTCCGCCGGCTGGCTGACCGAATCGACGATCCGATTGGCGGTGTACTACCGCGTGGAGCTCACCCCCGACACGCTGGTGATGCTCTCGGACGGATCGACCGGCTTCAAGTCGAAGCTGGACGAGCAGAAGGCGGCTGCGGCAAACATCACCATCGTCCAGGAGCGCCCGACGAAGCGCCGCGAGGTGTGGGCGTACAAGGCGACCGCGCGCCAAGTGCTCGAGCGCACGCAGATCCCGTGCAAGTGGATCCCGGTCTTCCCCGTGTGGGGCGATGAGATCGACGTGAACGGCAAGGTGGTCCGCGCCGGCGTCATCCGCAACGCCAAAGACCCGGCGCGCATGTACAACGTGTGGATGACCAACGCGACCGAGGAATACGGTCTGCGCCCGAAGGTGCCGTGGGTCATGGCCGAAGGCCAGCAGGAGGGGAACGAAACTGCCTGGGCGCAGGCGAACACCCGGCCTCAGAGCTACATCACCTACAAGCCGGTGACGTTGGGCGACCAGCTGGCGCCGCCGCCGCGCCGCGAGGGCATGGGCGAGTTCCCGGTCGGCGCGATGCAGATGGCGATGCACGCCAATGACGACATCAAGGCGACCACTGGCCTGTTCGATGCGTCGCTCGGTGCGCACGGGAACGAGACGTCTGGTCGGGCCATCATCGCCCGGCAGAAGGAAGGCGACGTCGCCAACTTCCACTTCACCGACAACCTGGCGCGCTCGATCCGCCATTGCGGGCGCTGCATCATCGACATGATCCCCAAGGTGTACGACACCGAGCGGGTCGTTCGCATGCTCGGG